ATCAATTTCAGGCCATTACCGCGCTGGTAGATACCAGTTAGGCGCTATGGGTAAATTGTATCGGGATTTAGACTGGGTTAAGAGAGAATCTGATAATCCTTTTGAAAAACACCATTATGGTGGTATGAGAACTCAACACTTAATTTCAATGCTCTATAATGTCAAAACTATGTCTCTGAAAGAGATTCGTAGTTTTTGGACACCTGAGATGATTGAAGCTAAGTGTTGGGAAGAGTGCGAACACTTTGGTATTCGTAACCCGTTCTCATATTTTATGGATCGCCCTTTAGGGCTAAAGATTCCCTGTGCCTCAGTCTATTCTGTTTGTGAACCGTTTAAGGCTAGAATTGTCACAGCTGGAGAAGCTCCTCTTTATGCTCTGGCCCGAATGCTGCAAAGACCAATGTGGTCCCTTTTACCAGTACGTCCCGTTTTTAAATTAGTTGGGCAAGAAGTAACCTCACGGTTCCTCTCCCAATATTTAGGGGGTTCCATCTTAAAAGATGGTGAGTATTGGTTTGCAGGTGATTATACAAGTGCAACTGATGGAATGCACCCACGATTATGTGAAGCGTATATTAAATACGTAACAATATGTATGGGTTTACCACAGTGCTGGTCAGATGTTTTGAAAAAGAGCATGACGGGTCATCAGTTATTTTATAACATGCCATATGATGGCTTTTTTTGACCAAAATCCGGATTTATCGACTTATGTTGATGAACCGGTAATTGTCAATCAGACACATGGTCAGTTGATGGGGTCACCATCTTCCTTTCTTGCTCTATGCGTTGTTAATGCTGCAATATGCATTACGGCTTATGAGATTTATAAGAATTGGGATGATGACCGATCGATCGAATATATGTGTCGTGCCATGCGGCTTTTAATAAACGGGGATGATCTGATCTTTAAGGGTGACATGACGTTATATCAAATTTGGAAATACGTCGCACAAATAGGTGGTATGACTCCATCGCTCGGAAAGAACTTTGTTTCGAGAGAATTTTGTAACATAAATAGTACCTGTTTCTGGGTTAATTACTCAGGTGACAGAGTTACTCATGTTGAAAATGTTTTCTCATTAAATCCAGGACTCGTTAAGGGTCAAGGAAGAGTTCTTTCGAGCGATAAGGAGTTTAAACACACAGGTCG